CCCAAGACGAAGAAACACTTATCGAATATCTTATAATGAAAGACATCGACCCTGCCGTGTGGCGGGACTACCAAGGAAACAGAACGATCTTGAAGATTGTGCCTGTCGAAATGATCCCTAGTGATCGGTCATATCGTAACGCATGGAGAATTGCACAATGACAACATACATCAATATTAATGGGGATGTTCGTGATGCAGCATCTCTTACCGTTCCAACCGACCGTACCTTTAGGGGTGCATGGCAGTTTAATGGTAGTGCAGTAGAAGTAGACATGGATGCAGCTAAAGCAATCCACAAAGACAACCTACGTGCTGAACGTAAACCACGCCTAGAGGCTCTTGACGTTGCTTATATGAAAGCCTTGGAGGCTGGCACAGGTGAGGCTGACATTGCGGCGCAGAAGCAAACACTCCGTGACATTACAAGCGATGCCCGTATTGATGCGGCAGCTACACCTGATGAACTCAAGGCATTGGACTTGGCTACCCTGTTGGGAGAGTAAGCTATGAGCAAGGCAAGAGAATTAGCCAACCTTGGCAATGCCTACAGCGATGGTGCTTTGTCGAACAGGAATAGGGTAATAAACGGCGCAATGGTCATTGATCAACGCAATGGTGGGTCGAGTGTTGCTTTTACATCCGCAGCTTATAAGCTTGACAGGTGGGTGGGGGCTATTGGTACTGCCGCTGGGACAACCATTCAAAGGTCAACAACATCTCCTACAGGATTTTCAAACTCTGGCCTGATTACTGTTGGAACTGGTGCATCTCCTGTTGCTGGTGCGGTGAATAGAATCTATCAAGTTATTGAAGGATATAATATTTCAGACTTTGCATGGGGAACTGCATCTGCCTCAACAGTTACTTTATCTTTTTGGGTTCGTTCCAGTGTCACTGGCACTTTTTCAGGGGCATTGTATGGAGCAAGTACAATACAGTCCTATCCATTTACATACACAATCTCCGCTGCAAATACGTTTGAACAAAAAACTATAACTATTGTTGGACCAACGACAGGTACTTGGAACTCAACAAATGGTACTGGGGTTTATGTTAATTTTGATTTAGGTAGTGGTTCATCATTTAAGACTACTGCAGGATCATGGACAACTGGAACTTATATTGGCGTAACAGGTTCAACAAATTTATGTGAAACATCTGGCGCAACCTTCTACCTGACAGGCGTCCAGTTGGAAATCGGCGACACCAGTACACCCTTCGAGCACCGTTCGTATGCGGATCAGCTTCAGGCCTGCCAAAGGTATTATTTTAGTTCTGATGAAGCAGACTCATTTATTTCTGCTTTTGATGTTACTAGCGGCAATACTTACTACTTTACAATAATGAACCCAGTTACGATGAGAACGGGTCCGACAATTACGTTAAGTAATGAGTCTAACTCTAGATTTGACGGTATAACAGCTTTTAGAAATTATGCTACAAGATGGAGTGGTTTCGATGTCGCCACAGCCACAGGTCGGGGTTACTGGCAGTTTGAGTATGTGGCAGATGCGGAGTTATAACACATGAACAACATAACAATCACAACCGCACAGTACATATCTGACCCATTGTCAGGCACCAACACATCCATCCGTGCCACCATAGACGGACAAGAGTTATTCGTCCCCCTAGACCCAGCCAACCGCCACTACAGTGAGATCATGCGTCAGGTTGAGGCGGGGGATTTGGTAATACAAGAGGCTGAGTGATGGCTCCTGAAGAACTAGAAGCAATGTTAGACAGGGCAGCTAAAAAGGGTGCAGCAGAAGCATTGCGTTCTTTAGGATTACATGATGAAGATGCAGCAAATGACTTACGTGATATGCGTAGTTTGCTTGACGCATGGAGAATGACCAAGAAGAGTATCTGGTCTACAACCGTTAAGATGGGTACAGTAGCTGTACTAAGTTTTATAGCTGCTGCAATGTGGATGTCTTTAAAGTAAATGTCAGCCTTAGATCAAATAAGAATAGCTGCTGAAGATGATCTGGTAACCTTTATTAAACTTATAGCACCAGAGCAAGTACTAGGGCAATGCCACGAAGATGTCTGCAATTGGTGGACAAGAGAAGACAGTAAGTCACATCAGCTACTCCTATTCCCTAGGGACCACGGCAAGTCAAGACTTATAGCTTACAGGGTAGCATGGGAACTAACCAAAGACCCAACACTTAGAATACTCTATATCTCAGCAACAGCTAACCTAGCAGAGAAACAACTAGGCTTTATCAAAGGCATACTTACATCTGAGATATACAGACGGTACTGGCCTGACCACGTAAACTTTGATGAAGGCAAACGTACACGATGGACCAACTCAGAGATTATGTTGGATCATCCTTTAAGGAAGAAAGAAAATGTTAGAGACCCTTCGATCTTTACTGGTGGACTTACGACTTCGCTTACAGGACTTCATTGCGACATCGCAGTCCTTGATGATTGTGTCGTTTACGAAAATGCTTACACAGGCGAGGGAAGGAATAAAGTCAAAAGTCAATACTCTCTTCTCTCCTCTATTGAAGGTGCTGAAGCGAAAGAGTGGGTCGTAGGTACTAGGTATCACCCTTCTGATTTGTACAACGATCTTCTTCAAATGATGGAAGATCAGTACAACGAGAACGGTGAGAAGACAGGTGAAGAGAATATCTACGAGGTATTCGAGAGACCAGTGGAAGACCTAGGGGATGGCACAGGTGAGTTTCTCTGGCCTAGACAACAACGTAAAGACGGTAAGTGGTTTGGGTTTGACATTAAGATTCTCGCTAAGAAACGGGGTCAGTACTTAGACAAAGGGCAGTTTAGAGCACAGTACTACAACGATCCTTCTGACCCAGACAACGTACCCGTAGGCAGTGAAAAGTTTCAGTACTTTGATCGTAAACATTTAAAAGAAGAAAACGGGTACTGGTTCTATAAAGACAACAAGTTAAACCTATATGCAGCCGTTGACTTTGCATTTAGTTTATCTAAGAAGGCTGACTCAACAGCTATCGTTGTCATAGGAATAGATGCTGACAACAATGTTTATGTCTTAGATATTGATAGGTTCAAGACTGATCGTATCTCAGTTTACTTTGATCACATCTTTCATCTGGTCAACAAGTGGTCATTCAGAAAGATGAGGGCTGAAACAACCGTAGCTCAGATGGCTATTGTCAGACAACTAAAAGAACTAATCAAACAACACGGTCTGTCTTTAAGTATCAACGAGTACAGGCCCAATAAAAACCAAGGCAACAAACAAGAACGGATAGCTTCTATCTTGGAACCTCGTTACGATAACATGAGCATGTGGCACTACAGGGGTGGCAACATTCAAATACTAGAAGAAGAGTTGTCTTCCCGTAACCCTGCACACGATGACGTTATAGATGCCTTGGCTTCAGCAGTTGACATGGCAGTTAAACCTTCTAGAAAAATCTTTAGAAGCAGAGACAACGTTGTACAGTTTAATAAAAGATTTGGAGGCGTTAGCTTTGGCTAAAGGTACTTTAAACAAACCAAGAGAAAAACAATGTTATCTTTGTGGAAAATCTTTTCTTCAAGTTAGTTGTAAAGGTTCTTCATTTTGTTCTACTAGCTGTCGAAATAAAAGTAAAATATCTAATGATTTAGAGTATAAATTTAATAGACTTTGTAATTCTGCAAAAAATAGAGCAAAGATGAAATCGCTACCTTTTGATTTAACTGTAAAATATCTTTTAGATTTATATGAAGAACAAGAAGGATTGTGCGCTTTAACTTCTGTTGCTTTTGATTTTGAACCTCACTCAAGAAAAAGTGTTGCAAACAAAGATACAATATCTCTTGATAGGATAGAACCAGATATGGGATATACAAAAGAAAATGTAAGGCTTGTAACTTTTCAAGTAAACTGTGCAAAAGGTTTTTACACAGATGAGGAGTTTTATGAAATGTGTGCAAATGCTCTAAGGAATAGAATGTAATGGCTGGAACAACTATTGATCTCTATTCTCTTATAGCTCCTCACGCATTAGCTACGGAGATTGCAGACAGATGGACTATTTGGAATAACTCACGTCAGCAAAAGATCGAAGAGTGGAAAGAAATCCGTAACTATATCTACGCAACGGATACTCGTACTACGTCCAACAGTAAGCTGCCTTGGACTAACAGTACGACAACACCTAAGCTAACACAGATTGCTGACAATTTACATGCTAATTATTTCTCAGCTTTGTTTCCTCAGAAACGTTTCTTCAGGTTTGAAGCGAGTGATCAAGAGGCTAACACAAAGAATAAACGTGACGTTATTCAAGCCTACATGGAAAACAAAATACGTCAGTCAGACTTTGAGAATACTGTAAGCAAAATTATCAACGATTATATTCAGTACGGAAACTGTTTTGCTACTGTAGATTTTGTCAGAGACTATACAGAATACGAAGATGGTGAGAGGGCTGTTAACTATGTTGGACCTAAGCTTGTTCGTATTTCTCCTTTTGATATTTGTTTTAACCCCTTAGCTGCTTCCTTTATCGACTCACCTAAGATTGTCAGAACGCTTCTTACAAAAGGTGAAGTCAAAAGAAAGATTGACGAGACTGTAGACAACGCCTACATGAACGACATCTTTGAGAAGATGATGCACAATCGTTCATATGCCACAGGTAATGACGTAGACGTACATAAGTCAGAGGGATTCTTAGCTGACGGGTTCTCTGACATCAAGCAATACTTTGAGTCTGACTATATAGAAATCCTTACATTCTACGGTGACATGTACGATGCTGATACAAATCAGTTCATGAAGAACCGTGTGATCACAATTGTTGACAGGTCTTATGTCTTGTCAAACGAACAGAACCCTAGCTGGCTAGGTAAAGCTTCTGTCTTCCATGTAGGTTGGAGAGACCGTCCTGATAATCTCTATTCGATGGGACCACTGGATAACCTAGTAGGTATGCAGTATCGCATTGATCACCTAGAGAACCTCAAGGCTGATGTCTTCGATCAGATAGCCTACCCTATTCTCAAGATCAGAGGTGACGTAGAGGACTTTGACTTTGAGCCAGCAGCCCGTATATACATGGGTGAAGAGGGTGACGTAGGGTATCTAGCACCAGATGCAACTGCACTCAATGCTGACTTCCAGATTCAGAACCTAGAGAATAAAATGGAGATGATGGCAGGTGCACCAAGGGAAGCTATGGGTATCCGTAGTGCAGGTGAGAAGACAGCCTTTGAAGTAAACCAATTGATGACAGCAGCAGGTCGTATCTTCCAACATAAGACTGCACACTTCGAAAGAGTTTTCTTAGAGCCTATTCTCAATGCTATGCTTGAAGCAGCTAGACGTAACATGGACTATGCTGACACTATCAGAGTCCTCAACGAAGATACTGGTGTCTTTTTCTTTGAAGAGATTACCAAGGAAGACATTAAAGCTAACGGTAAGATAGTACCTATGGGTGCTAGACACTTTGCTGAAAGAGCACAGAGGATACAGAATATCACTCAGCTATACCAACTTAAATTAGCTGACCCAGCCATAGCTGTCCATATGTCAGGCAAAGAGTTTGCTCGTATTTTAGCTGATGAGTTAGGTGAACCTACCTTGTTTGCTGAAAACGTAGCTATCCTTGAGCAAATGCAGACTGAGAAGATGTCAATCGAAGCTCAAGTTCAGCTAGAAGAAGAACAAGAGATTGCAATTGAGAAAGGATTGTAAGATGCCATACAAAAAAGGTAAGGTCAAACCCTACAAGAACACAACTAAGAAGCCAATGAAAAAGAAATAATGAAGTCCTATTGGTTTTCTAAATGCAAAACACCTGAGGAAAAGTTTGAGCTACGACAAAAAATCTTGTCAAACCGTGAAAGCTTAGACCGCCTCAGAGAAATACTTGAGCCTATGCTCAAGGATACAGGACCAGAGGCTGACTATGACAGCCCCTCATGGGCCTACAAGCAAGCTGATCGTATCGGCTACAACAGAGCACTAACCAAGGTGCTTGATATTATCAACCTAGACAAGGAATAACATTATGGTATTTTCTGAGCAGAGTCAAACCACAGACCAAACTCAGGCAGAGCAACAAGTACAAGAAGCCCCACCACAGGATTCGTACTTACAGAAGCTCGTAGAGACTAAGGGAGAAAACTGGAAAGACCCTGAGGTACTAGCCAAAGGCAAGTTAGAAGCTGATGGCTACATTAAAAACTTAGAGGCTCAACTCGAAGAAATGAGAGAAGACCTCAAGAAGTCACAGTACCAAAAGGAAGTTTTCGAACAACTTCAGAGTAAGGCCACTGACTCTACTACAGTAAACTCTGGGGTGTCTCAAGATAAAAGTAGCATTAATAGCCAGAACACCACTGCACCTATTAATGAGGAAGACCTGAAGAGCCTAGTCGAACAGACACTTACTCAACGAGAACAAGAGAGCATTATTAAACGTAATCTTGCTCAAGTTGATGCAGAGCTAGAGAAAAGTTTTGGCACTGAAGCCAAAGCTGAAATCGAAAAGAAAGCATTTGAGTTAGGTATGTCATTGGAACGTATGCGTGACATTGCTGCTGAATCTCCCTCTGCCTTCTTTGCTCTTATCGGTGAACCAAAGAAAACCTTTAGTCCTATAACTCAAGGTTCGGTTCGTACCGAAGGTGTCGGTATGCAAACCTCTACGGAACGTAATTGGTCTTACTACCAAAAACTACGTAGGGAAAATCGTAACATGTACTATTCAGCCAAGACACAACAGCAAATGTTTGAAGACAAAGCCCGTCTTGGTGACAAGTTTGGTGCATAAGGAAGGAACTTAGAAATGGCAATGACCACATCTAATACCTCGTTCCTGCAACGTGCTCAAGTCTACTCAACAGAACTCAAAGAGATTCTGCGTGATGAGATGATGGCACAGCGATATGTGCGTATGCTTGATGGTTTTCCTGATGGAAACAATTTCAACATCCCCTCTATCGGTCAGGCACAGGTAGACAACTACTCTGAAGACAGTGCAGTTACTTATCGTCCACTCGACACAGGTAACTTCACATTCTCCGTTGACAAGTATCTGTCATCAGCTACTTACATGACGAAGAAAGCAGAACAAGACACATTCTATGCTAACGAATTGATGTCTCGTTTTGTCCCTGAACAAGAACGTGCAATCATGGAGCACTTTGAGTCAACCACTCTTGCGGCCCCTGAAGCTGGTGTTTCTGCTAACTCAGAAGAAACAATTAACGGCGTTAAAATGCGTGTTGCAGCCTCTGGATCAGGTGAGATCATCACCCTTAAAGAGTTTGCATATGCTCGTTATGCCCTTAAAAAGCAAAGCGTTCCAGATAACAACTTGGTTGCTATCGTTGATCCTTCAGTTGAATACGCCTTGAACACTTTAGGTAACATCGTAAACGTGTCAAACAACCCACGTTTCGAAGGACTTGTTCGTGACGGTATCGCAACTGGTATGCGTTTCGTAGCAAACGTATATGGCTTCGACGTGTACTGTTCAAACTTCTTGGCAGATGCAACTGACTCAGGTCTTGAGCAAGCGTTTAGCGCAACCACTGGTGACTTCTCAACCACCAATGGTAAGGTTAACCTCTTCTTCTCAGCTTCACAAGAAGTAAACCCATTCGTGGGTGCCTTCCGTCAGATGCCTGAGGTTGACTATGAGTACAACAAAGACCATCAACGTCATGAGTTCGTAACAACGGCTCGTTATGGTGTCAAGTTGTATCGTCCTGAAAACATGGTTCGTGTTATCACGAAACCAACAGTAGCGTAAGGAGGACTAAATCATGGCATATGTTAATGCAGACGGTCTGGAAATCCTTACGGCTGGTGAAGCAGGTGTTGCCGCAAAGCGTGGCACAGCAGTTTCTCCTAAGAAGGCTTTGGTAATGACGATCACAGGGACAGACCTTGCTTCTTCAGCAGCTACTCCCCAAGATCACGATGCCTTCATTCCAGCAGGTTCGTTCATCACTTCAGCTAGCCTTATTGTCACTTCAGCCTTCACCTCAGGTGGTGCAGCTACGTTGACAATCGGAGCATACCAGCAAGATGGCACGACTGTAGACGCTGATGGTATCGACGCAACTGTTGCTCTTGCGGCTCTCGCAGCCAACAAGGGTGTAGCTTGTGACGGTGCTCTAGTCGGTGGTACAGCCACTGTTGGTGCAGCAGATGTGTACATCGAAGCTAACTACGGCACAGCAGCCTTTACTGCTGGTGAAGCCAAGTTGGTTATCGAATACATCGAACCATAAAACACTAGGGTGTCCCTAAGTTTTTTAGGGGCATCCTCATTTTTTTCTTGACAAGATAGATAAAGTATGTTATCATATCTTTAACTGATGCAGGGGCTATATATGGCTAACGTAAATCACAGTTCACTTACTGATCCTTACTTACACGAACCTAAGGGTGCTGCCTCTGCACTTAGTGGTGATATTTATATAGCTAATGGTTCAGGTTCAGGTGCTTGGAGACAAGCTCATAGTCATGTAGATGCTTACCTAGTATTTGACGCTTCTACCCCAGCTTATGCACACTCAGCAACTACATCGTTTACAGTTATAAACCCAACATTAACTTCATCAACTGCTGATGGTTTTACTGTAAGTAATTCCCCTAATGCTAGACTAACGTACACAGGCACTCAAAGTCTTTCATCTAATATTCACATTTCAATATCTACTTCACAAGCAACTGGAACTAACAAAGATGTTGAATGGAGAATATATAAAAATGGGTCTCCTTTAGCTGGGTCTCATGTAATTAGAACTATTAGTTCAGGTTCTTGGGGTTCTGTTGCTTTACTTGGAAATAATACTTTAGCAACTAATGATTACCTTGAGATATACTCAAAGATTGATTCAGCAAGTACTGTAAACTACGCATCTATTTTCTGGACAATTAAAGGTTTACCAGCATAATGAAACGTACTCTTCTGGAAATGGTTCAGTCTATTCTGTCCGATATGGATTCAGAAGATGTGAACTCTATCAGCGATACTAACGAAGCTGAACAGGTAGCTTCTGTCATCGAAGACACCTACTATAATATTATCTCAGCTAGGGATATACCAGAGCACCAACAGCTTCTCAAACTAACCTCATTGTCTGAACTAGCAAGACCTACACACTTTAGGTATCCTGACAATGTAAAACAAATTGAGAGTTTGTCTTATAATATAGCTACCACAGGAAGTAATTACAAAAGTATTTACTATGTGCATCCTCTAGAGTTCCTAGAGAAGATGGATGATCAGTCCAGTTACTCCCTTAAAATAGCTGACAAGGTAGGCAACACAGACTTGTTTGTCTATAATAATGTTGACCCTAGCTACTACACATCATTTGATGACTACCACATCGTTATGGATGCGTATGATGCCTCTAAAGGTACAACACTAGAGGCCAATAAAACGAGAGCATACGGCACTGTCTATCCAACCTTTACTATTTCAGATAGCTTTGAGCCAGACCTAGATGATAACATGTTGCCTTACCTTTTAGCTGAAGCTAAGTCAACCTGCTTCTCTTTGTTCAAGGCTGGGTCTGACCCCAAGGTAGAACAACAAGCTAGACGCTTAAAGTCCTACGTACAGAACGATATGCACAGAACAAAAAGAGCAAACAAAAGGCCATCCTACGGAAGAACATAATGCTAGACTTTACAGAAGACACAGTAAACCAAACCTGTGTAGCTAAGTCAGAGAAGTTAGTTACAGAAGTTACAATATCAAAAGAGATCAGCCCTTTTTCTTTCTTTGTTATTAACTTCAAGAATGGTAAGGTACCCAAGGAACTCAGTGGACGATACACAAGTGTCAATGCAGCTAAGAAAGCCTTAGAGAGTTACCTAAGAAACAAGCCTAAGTCTCGTACAGTTCAAAGAAATGAGTACGCAGACATGAGAGAGAAAGAACGTAATGCCGCAAAGTCTAGGTCAGAAGGCAGTTAACAACTTTGTCAGGGGTTTGATCACTGAAGCTGGTGAGCTAACGTTTCCTGAAGGTGCCTCTGTAGATGAATCAAATTGTGAGCTACGTAGAGATGGCTCAAGGAGAAGAAGATTAGGACTAGCTCTAGAAAGCAATTACGTCCTGTCTTCTTTTACTGTTTCTGACAGTGAGATTGTTCACACTGGTGATTGGCTAAACGTAGGCGGCAACGCTGACCTTGAGTTCTTGGTTGTACAAAAGGGTTCCAATCTTTATTTCTATAATAAGTCAACACTACCTTATTCTTCCCAAGGTTACACAGACTATGTAGACTTGACTGCCCATGAGTACTCAGGCTCTGCTGGGGCTGAGACAGCTAAGTGTCAGTTTGCTAGCATCAACGGTAATCTGATTGTTTCATCTGAAGCTATTAATACTATCTACGTGACTTTTAATAGTGCTAGTGTAGGCAATGAGTTTGCTAGTGTAGCTATCTCCTTTCAAGTTAGAGACTTCGATTGGCAGGGTGACACAAACGCTTATAAGACAGCAGGTGCTACAAACTCAGCAAGAACGTATGACACAAAGAACGCAGGTTGGGTAGGAACTAAAGGTGAGGCTGCTAGAAGTACTTGGTCAGCAGCTAACTCAGGGAATTACCCACCGCTTACACATCCTTGGTATGCAGGTAAAGACTCTAGTAATGACTTTGATGCAGCCGAATGGGATAAAGTTTTTGCTGGTAACACACTAACCTCTAACGGTCACTACCTTGTTGACTTCTTCAATAAAGTTAGATCAGGTCTGTCTACTGAAACTATAGGGACAAGATTTAAATCTGTAGCCTCCTTTGGTGGTCGTGTATTTTACTCAGGTGTTGCCGATGCTAAACATGCAGGTCACGTTCTATTTTCTAAAGTTGTAGAAAGTGTAAACGATCTAGGTATTTGTCACCAAGTAAATGACCCAACTGCTGAATACTTAAATGATCTCTTAGCTAGTGATGGTGGTGTTCTTGTTATACCCGATGCAGTTAACATCCAGCTTCTTTACCCTTATCAGTCAGCCTTGTTTGTCTTTGCTGAGAATGGTGTCTGGCAGATCACAGGTGTAGACGGAGTGTTCTCTGCTGCTCAATACGGTATTAACCGTGTGTCTAAGGTAGGTCTTTTAAATCCTCAGACATTTATAGCTGCTGAAGGCACACCTTTCTGGTGGTCAAGGTTTGGTATTCACACACTTACGACTGACTCAGTGTCAGGCCAAGGTCAAGAACAAAATATAAGCTTGACAACTATTCAAAGTTTTTGGGATAATATAAATACCTCAGTTAAAAATAAAGTAACCTCTGTTTACGATAGCATCAACAAGAAAATTTATTGGGCTTATCCTAATAATAACGAAGGTGTAGCATCTAAGTTAAATAACTTTCTCATTCTTGATTTAGCTCTTCAGGCTTTTATACCTTGGTCCGTACCTGATCAGACATCAAGTACAGACTGTGTAGTAGGTCTAGCATTCTACTCAGGTTTTGGGGCTGCTGAACTTGAGCTTGACGTTACCTCTAACAGTGGTGCCGATGATGTCGTAACATCTGCTGGTGATGATGTTGTATCAACTCAGGTTTCAAGTTTTGCTACTGGTGACCCAGCTTTGGTTCTCGTAGTAAGAGAGGGAAGCAGCAATAAGATCACTATGGCATCCTTTAGTAGTGAAACTTTCTTGGATTGGGGTGACACAAACTACTCATCCTTTGCTGTCACAGGTTATGACTTCGTAGGTGATCTAGTGACAAAGAAGAATGCACCCTACATTGCTGTCTACTCAAGATTAACAGAAGAGGGTTTCACAGGAAATGCTATAGATGGCTATGAATCTATCAGACCATCTTCTCTTCTGGTCTCAGCAGCTTGGGACTTCGCAGATACCTTTAGTTCTACACAACAAGCTTATAGATTAAAGTATCCTGTTGTAGTTGACCCAACTAACTTATCTAACTTTGCGTACCCTGAGGATATTATAGTTACCAGACTAAAGATCAGAGGTCATGGCAGGTCTATGAGAATTAAATACGAAAGTGAACAAGGCAAAGACTTTATCCTTCTAGGATGGGGTATGATCCAAGGAAGGAACACTAGGTTTTAATGTCAGAATATACAATACGTGATGCAACCGAACAGGACGTATTAGAAGTTGTAATAGCAGTCAAACAGTTCTGTAAGGAAATACCCCACCCAGCTTGGAAAAGTTTTGAAGCTAACAAAGTAAGCGAGTTACTTACAAATCTAATCAGACACGAACTAGGTTTTGTTAAGATTGTAGAGTACGAAGGAGAAATCGTAGGTGCCTTGATTGGAGTAATCAGTAGCCTACCTATTAATAATTTTACCTTCGCACAAGAGTTAATGTTCTGGATAGAGCCTGAACATAGAAACGGAAAGACAGGACCAAAACTTATAGATCAATACGTAGTCTGGTCAAAAGAAAACGGATGTGAATTTGTCAGGTTGTCAACCTTAGATGAAATCCTAGGAAGCAAGGCTGGTGTTCTTTATAGGAGAAAAGGTTTTAGACCTACAGAGACAGCCTACATAAAGGAAATCTAATATGATCTTTACGGGTATAGCAACGGGCCTAACTGCTCTTGGTGTTGCTGGTGTAACAGCAGCAGGTGTTGCTGCAACAGCAGCAGTTGGGGCTACTGCTTATGGTGTCCAGCAGTCACAAAGGGCAGCAAGTGCAGCTAGAGAATCTGCCCAGATACAGAGACAAGCAGCAGAAACTCAAGTTAGAATGCAAAGAGAAGAAGCCTCTAGAGCTAGACGCAGTGCTGTAAGACAAAGTATCATCGCTAGAAGTAGATCAAGGGCAGTAGCAGCAGCCCAACGACAACTAGGTTCTTCTGGTTACCTAGGCGGCATGGCCTCTCTTACTTCCCAACTAGGGGCTAACCTAGGGTTTAGCAGTATGATGTCAGGTCTAGGTTCTCAGTACACAAGTCTATCAGGTCAAGCCTCTTATCTAGGTGGTCTATCTCAAATGTATTCCGCAAGGGGTGGTATAGGATTTACCTTGGCTAATGCTATTAGTAGTCTAAGTGGTCTTTCTAATGTACCTACAGCCTCTTCAAGTAATTCTGGCATACCTCAACCCACTGGTGGTGGTCTGGGTGGTGGAGGAAAATGACATCCCTTCTTACTCTCAATGATCAGATAATCAATGAGCAAATCCTCAGGGAATCTCTCATTGGTCCTCAGATCAGTAAACCTTACAACCCTAGGAGCCAAGTAGAAAGAACTAAGGCTCAAGAGATTTCTATCGCTACAGATTTACCTGTAGACCAGATAGAAGCTGAACGTGAGGTAGGTGACGATAGCTCAGAGGTTATAGCTAAGAACGAAAGTCTCAACTTTGACTATGCCTTAGCTATCAATCAAGCCTATCAGGATGGTCTACCACCTGAGACTATAGCAGCTATCATCGAAGAACGTAAGGAAAAGGGTGAAGACATGTCTCTTAGTGAGTACATGTTAGTTCAACACCTTATGCTCTCCGATGGTGACATAAACCCTTATGCAGCTAGAACCCTGACTAACATGGAGACATGGAACAGGTTGATGCAAGAGGCCATCGAAGAGAATGACCAGAGTGGTTTAGGAAAAACACTCAGTTGGCTTGATGTACATATTCTTAGAGAAATTCCTATCGGTGCTTTTGAAAGTGTAACCTCTAGGTCTAACCGTGAAGGTGATACTATCAGGGCTGCATTTAACCAGATGAAACCTGCTGAGTTTGAGAAGTGGGCTTTAGAGTACATAGAGGAACGTAAAGAGGAAGGCATCTTTAGTTCAGATAGTATCTGGAATTTGTATAAAGCCCATAATGATGCGACATATTTAGGGGATGACCCTATGTCTGGTGTCTATGCGTTGTTTGGTGCTCTTGACTTAGTTACACTTGGGTCAACAAGACTTGTAACAGGACCAGCCTCTGCATTAGCTAGACAGACAAATAAAGTTTTAGGTATAACCAAAGCTAAAAGACCTGTCGATGTGATAGCTACACTAGGTGATGAGGTACAGGCAGCAAGTGTATCAGCAAGGTTAGTGGATGATGTAGGTGCACAGACAGACGAGATCAATGCTGGACGTACACTGCCAGAGGAACTAGACCCTGTTTCTGGGCCAAATGCTCGTCCATCAAGTGCTACAGTAAGAGATCACACAGTAAAGACTAGGCTCACAGAAGAGTTAGAGTTAGCTAACCGAAGAGGTACCTTTGGTGAGTACGTACCTAGAGCCAGTATCGACGCCTTAGCCCTTAGAACAGCAGAGAGTATAGCTAAGAAGACAAACAACGTAGCTCTTACTCGTTCTGTCAAACCTCTGTCTGTAATTGATGAAGGCTCAGATGACTACAAGATCGTAGTTCGTATGGGTAAAGACAAGACAGGTGGTTTCTTCAGACGTAAGATGGACGCAGAGGCCATAGCTAAGAACGATCCTACACTAAGAGTAGTCAAAAGGGAAGAGGGTCGTGGCTGGTACCTAGAGACAGAGAAGAGACTTGACATCTCTGACCTACCTGAGGCTATGCAGATAGTACAGAAGTCTGACTTTATCAGAGATGCTATCAATAAAGTCTTTGGTGCAGCTACAGTTCGCCTAGGTGACAAGCTAGGTGCCAAGTTCTTACAGGCTGAGTCTGGTCAGGCTCTCATAGGTGACCTCGTAAAGCCATACCAAAAGAAAATAAACAAGGTTAAAGGTAAAGAACTAGAAAACCTGTCAGATTTCATGACGCAACTGCGTGATGGTGAGCTATCACATATGCGTCAGGCTCCTTCTGTAGCTAGCTTTGAGGCCATGTACAAAACTATGTACGGGTCTGCCCCCAGCAAAGCTACTACGGAAGGCTATGAAGCTCTTATCGACATCCTAGATACAACGTGGCAGATTAAATCTTCTGAGAGATTGAAGAGAGCCGTGGCTGCTGATGGTGTCTTCCTTGAGATGACCGATGAGTTTGGAAATGTAGCCTATAAGGTAGCCCAGAGCCAGATAGACGATGAGTTTATTCTTGATCTAGCTACACTAAGGCCAATCCGTAAGGATAAACTCAAGGGTGACCAGATAGTCTACAAGGTTCCTGAGACATTCATGGACCATCTATACTTTGTCAATCCTAAGAGTGTCAGAGTTTTAGAACGAGTAGACATCATGCCGTACAATATCGGCGGTCCTCGTACTAACTCTGAGTTCCGTTGGTTCTTAGGTACTGTTAAGGAGCAAAGGCTCGCCTCAGGTAAACAAGTATCTATAGGTTTCAAGACTCTACTAGGTTCTTTCGGTAAAGACCAGATAGAACTGGCTGTATCTCAGTTAAATAACATAAGTCGTTCAGTTAAGAAACTCCTAGATCAGAACGGTATTGATGACATCGCATTACTTAGTCTAAGCAAAGCTGAGTATGATGAGCTAGGCAATGTTATCAGGGCCAACAATACATGGAATAAACACGTCACTGACCTAGAAGACTTACAGAGACTAGCTCAAACTCACAAGTTCAACTTTACAGAACAATTCGTAGCTAAAGCTAGGGACGAAAAGATTTCTATAGGTGAAGCTGGTGGTGATCCTACTCGCTTTGGTTTGTCAGTAGGTGAAGACGTAAGTGTCAAGATGAATAACCTTGGCATGAAACGAGGCGACACTCCTCTCATTGAGTTTGGTGGTAAGTCAGCTACGAATGCTAACCCAATATCAGCTATCGCTGACCAGTTTGGTACTGAAGCCTTTGGTTATGCTAATCGTGCAGCCTCACAGAATGCTTTAGTTGGCTGGAATAAACTAGCAGAGGCTAACCAAGGACTAATCAGGAATTGGGATAGAGTTAGTGCTCTCCCTAAGAATGATTTCTTGGGTAGACTTTTGGAAGCTGAAGTTACCAAGACAGGTAAGTTTAACGATGTAGCTGCACAACTACGTGAGACACAGGATGTCATCAAGCGTAGGCTCAATCAACCTACTTGGTTGTCAGATAAGTGGGAATCCTTCACAAGATCAGCTACTGAGTATGTCTTTGAGAAGACAGGATTCAAGTGGGACTTGGCTGCTACTGATCCCTCCTCTCAACTACTGAAAGTTGGCTTCTACTCTAAGTTTGGTTTCTTTAACCCAGACCAATTTATGCTTCAGGGTTTGCATAGTCTTACCATAGGCGCACCTTTGGTGGGTATCT